GATTTAAGTAATTGTAAGATATATATATTAGAACAATGTGAAGAAAGTAAAAGAAGTGAAAAAGAAAGATATTGGATAAATAAAATAGATTGTGTTAATTTAAATGATTTAACTTTTGATATTAAAGAATATGATAGATTAAGAAATAAGAGTGAAGAAAGAAAAAAAGCACGAAGAGAATACCATAATAAAAATAAAACAATTAGAAATAAAATTAGAAATACTAGATTCCATTTTGTAAATGGTTGGGGTGGAGATCCAAGGAACAATAATAATTTATTAAAGATTGATGTAAATATATTTAGATAAATTTTAAAATAATTTATAATAATATTTTTTATTATTATATATAATATAATATAAATATGGATCTGTTTGGTTCTGGAGCATCTATAGCACAAGCAAACTCACAAACTCAACAAGCAAGGGAGATAAATGAAGCTACACAAGATTTTAATAATAGTTTAGCGGAGCAGTTAGATAATGCTAGAACTGCTGAAAATGAAGAGCAAACCGATATAACTGTTAAAAATATGGCTTCTGTTGTTACTTCGGGTGGTAAATTAATAGCAAGTGCCGAAGCAAGAGACGATGTAGTTAAGGCAGCACAAAAGTTAAAAGGAGCACCAAAAGCAATTGTATCAAAATCACCATTTAAATTAGGTGTTGAAAGCAGTGAAGATTTAAGACCGGTAGTACAAAGTAGTGCTGATGTTGCAGAAGGAGCAGCAGAAAGGGGAGCAGCAATATTAGCGGGTGAAGGTGCTGAAGGTGTTGGACCAGCAGTATTATCAAGAGCAGCACAATCATTAGCAAGTGGCGAATTACCTAGTGCTGGAGCAGTAGCAAAAAGCGTTGGTTTTAAAAGTGCTGAGGAGTTGGGTGCTGCTGGTTTTGCTAAAGGTGCTTTTGCTGGTATTGGTGGTGGTTTAGATGTTGTGAAAGATATTGAGAGAGGTAATTTTGGTTCTAATTCAGCACAACGAATAGGTAATATTGGTAATATTGTTGGTTCGGCATTAGAAGTTGCTGGTATTGTTACTTCTTTCACACCGTTCGGTTTGGGTTTAGAAGGATTGGGTGCTGCTATTTCATTTGGTTCAGCAGCAATAGAAACTGGTGGAGATATAGCTGAAGGTAAAGAAGAAGCAAAAACAACTGAAAGTGATATTACATCTCAAGCAAGGGGGGATGTAGCTGCTGATGTTGTAACTCAAGCAGTTGGAAGAACTCAATAAATCGAAGGTAATTTTAATAAAATTTAAGTATTTTTTTTAATTTTTTTTTAAATTTATTTTATATTATATATATTATAAAATGAGTTCATATTGGCGAAATGATGAAAAAATAAAAGTTTCTCAAACCCAAGTTTCTATTCCATCAACTAACGGGCAGTCTTATACTGGAACTGCAGGTCAGTCGGGTCGTAGAGTAGATTTTCAGATACCCCCGACAGTTAAATTTTTAGATGGTAAGAATAGTTACTTACAATTTGATGTAAAACTTGCTGTCCCCGCTGGGGCTACACCAACACGTCTTCAGTTAGACCCTTTCATCGGCGGACAATCATGTATTAAAAATATAAGAATTTATTCAGGCAATCGTGCTGTGCTTCTAGAAGAAATAGTAGAATATAATGCTAAAGTTCAGATTCAATATTCATACGACCAAGATGAAAGTATAAGAAAGTTGAGGGGATTAAAAGAAGGATCACTTGTAGATACAATCCGTAATCGAGGAACACTTGGAACATCTATATCTAATAATATTGATTTATCGAGTAATCCATATTATAAACCAGTCCCAACTGTCCCTGCTGCTCGTAATTGGGGTACTGCTGATGATTTCTTAACTGCTAAACTTTCACTACCAATCCATACTGGAATGTTTGCTGATGGTGGTGATAAGATTTTCCCGGTTCTTATGACTGATGGTCTCTTTATTGAAATTGATTTAGAAGACCCAGCAAGATTTATTAAACAATTAGATAGTGTTAATCGTAATCGTAGAATGAAACAAAATCCAGTATTTCATGGTATAGATGCTGCTGGATCAGCTTTAAATGTTTCTAATGCTACTAACCGAACTGAAATCTTTTTAGCAAAATCTAATAATATGATAAGTGTAGAAAATTGCCCTTTTGTAAAAGGCGAGCGTGTAGGTATATGTAGTGCTACTAACCCTGCACAAGAATGTAATTTATTTACTACTGCTGCTCCTCCCGGGCCGGGAGCAGCATATCCTGTAATTGAAGATATAACACTTGATGGGGGATATGTTAAACTAACATTAGAACAATTCCAAAATAACGATGGGGGAGATGGTGTAGCAGCCACATCAAACAACTTTATAGTATTTAGTGCTGCTTGTGATACACACAGAGTACAAGTAGATGATGGAACTACACAAATCCTCGCAAAACAATCTTCTTATGCTGCTACATGTGAATTTTCTAATATGGAAATTGTAGCCCAGCAAGTATCTGTAGATCCACGATATGAAGCTGGAATGATGAGAAAAATGAGAGAAGGTGGTTCAATAGAGATTGATATTCCAAGTGTTACTAATTACAAACACTCATTATTAGCATCTAATAGAAATGCTACTATTAATCTTGCAGTATCTAATACAAGGGTAAAATCTATGATATGTATGCCTACTGATGCTAATGTATTAAATAGTGCTGCTTTAATTGGTGGAACTAGTGATTGTTATGATGAAGAAACTTCTAGTATGGATGGTCGCCTACACTCTATTAGAAGCGGTCAAGTTGGTATTATAGATGAACTAACATCATATCAGATGGTAGTAGATGATAAACTTGTTCCCTCAAGACCTATTGTAGTATCTAAAATTAATAAGGGTGTATCAATAGCAGCACAGCCACTTATCGAATTAGAAAAAGCACTTAATCAAGCAGGTATAGTGCCGAGGTCTTTTGTAGATTACAACAGAAACTTTTTAATTGGTCGTGCGTATGCTCTTAATGATGGTGTAGCAAATCTAAATAATAAATCTAATCAATTACAGCTATTATATAATGAAACTACTGCTGCTGGTGCAGATAAACCAAGCTTACGCAACAAACTCTTATACTGCTTTATGTTCCACTTAAGGCGTATATCTATTCGTGGAGACAATGTTGTAGTAAGTCTTTAAACAGAGATTAATTTTTTTTATGTATGTTTTTTTATTTTTATTATAAAATTATTATATTTTATATAATATAAAATGAGTGTTGCTAAGAAATATTTATCAATACAACCGAACAATGTTCCTGCTAGTGGTAAAGTATCATTTGCTCGTGGTAATCCAGTCCTTACAATTACATTAGGTCGTCAGGATGCTTTATTAGATTTATCTTCTCTTCGTCTTTCAGGCGATTTAAATATATGGAGAAATGCTGCTGGAACTCTTCCACCTACAGCAGCAGCAGCAGATAAATTAATGGCTTCTCATAAACTAGGTGCTTATGGTTTTATAGATCAGTTAGTATTTAGACACGCAGAAACGAAACAGGTCATAGAACATATAAGACATTATGGTCGTTTTATGTCTTCTTATCTTCCAGTTATGGCTGGTATGCAGGATATGGCGGGTCATTTAGGTGAAACTGCTTTAATCTACCCTAACTATAATGCTTTCCGTGATAGTGTTGTCCGCAGAAGTGCTGATGGAGTAACTACACCTAATCAGTGGTGTATTCCACTACCCAGTGGTTTAACCCTTGGTGTTAGTTCATTACCACTTGATAAAGTACCTTTAGAAATAGAAATCCACCTTGCTCCTGATAGTCAGTTTTTCTATTCTAGTGATGGAACTACTGCTGATATTGCTAATTGTTATTATGAATTATCTAATATTGAAGTAGCATGTGAAGTAAGTTATGGTGAAAAAACGCCTGATAACGGTATAATTAACTTTAATTCAATTACTTCGTATTTCTCTACTTTAGAGACTACAAATAGTATTATTAACTTTAATCTTGGATTAAGTAAAGTATTAGCATGTTTTGTAAATTTTGTTCCATCTTCATTTGTTAATAATCTATCGCAAGATGGTTTCCTTACTTATATGCCTTCTCTTGCCCCTAATGCTGTTGGAACTGGTGGTGGTGGTCTTGCTAATTTAGAAACTATTAGTTTTCTTCGTAATGGCGAACGCTTCCCAAGTGCTTTTGAAGTTACTAGTGTTCGTAGTTCTACTAATGAAACCCCTGTTGTAGATTCGCAAGTTATTAAAGGTTTCTTATCTTCTATTATACCTGAAAAGATGCATACAAGAACTACTGCTTCTCCGCTTACTACTAATCGCAATTACACAGTTAATAACAATACTTCTATTGGATACAGATATGTTCCTGATGCTGGTGCTGTTTATGGTGTTGGGGTATTATACGATCAGCTTGATAGTGAGGGTGTAGATTTCTCTAACGCTCAGTTTAGTATTCAAATGAAAAATGGATTGACTGATGGTAATCCTATTAGTGCTTATTTATTTATTAAATCTAAAGTTTCGGTAGCATGGGATACTCAAATGGGGGTTCAGGTATTATCGTAAAATTATTTTAAATGTAATTATTTTTTTTAAAATTTATTTTTAAAGTTTTTATATTTTATATATATATAACAAAATGACTGATATGGTTGATAATAATGATGTTTCTACTGACCGCATCCCCTCGCTCATAAAAATTGGTGCTATTCCGTCTTCTTATGGGCAGATGCTTCATACTGATGTGATTGATCCAATTACGTTTTCTCAAAATAGAGTTCGATTTACTCTACAGCGTGTAGCTGGATTTTTACATTCGAATTCAAAAATTACTCTTGGTCTTATTCCTAATACTACTGTTAGTGCTTACTATCCACTCAATATTGGTATTTCTAATTTAGTACAACACGCAAGATTATCAATTGGTAATAAAACTGTATGTGAAGTTGATGATTATACCCATTTCCATCAGTATCAATCTTTATTTATTTCAAATGAAGATAATAAAGAAAGAGAGCAGTTTTTATCGCAGAGGTGTATTAATCACAAACCTATTTATGAAGATGAAACAGTGGTTAATTCAGCGCCTAAAATTGGATTAGATGTAGGGCGTAATCCAGTAGTTCCTGCTGCTGGTGGTGCTGGTGCTTTTGAACTTTTACCATTTATGAAACATTCGGGAGCAAACGCGCAAAGTATTGCTGATGCCCCAGTATATTCAGTTTATTTAAGTGATTTATTCCCATTCCTTAAATTCAATCAGCTTCCTATGTTTATGTTAAATGAAGAAGTTCATATTGATATTACATTTACACCCACGACTGATAGTTCTACTGGTGCTGCTCTATCTCGTAGAATGTGTATTCCAGCATCAGAAGCAGCAACTGCTGTTGAATATCAAGTAAATGAAAATGAAGTAAAACTAATTTATGATAGTATAACTTATGATGGAGATATTATGGAGAAATATGCCTCTCAAAATCCTAAATTAACTTTCCAGTATGTAGATTATCGCCTTGCAAAGAGGACTGGAGACGAAGCAGCATTTACTGATTTAACATTTTCTCTTGGTGGTAATGGTCGCCTTGTATCTAAAGTTATTTTAGGTCTTCAGAAGAATGAAAACTTTACACCACAATCTTTACTTAATGGTAATGTAGCCAAAGATGTCCCATCAGGTCAATCTCTATCTCTTAATCTATTATATAATGATTTATATGAGTTTAATGTAGATAGAAAGAATACTGCTTTATTATTCCACACTACACAGAGTGCAGAAGGTAAAGTCCCTATGGTAAGTCCTGATGAGTATCAAACTACACCTACAAGTGCTTTAACTGCAGAAACATTCGAGGGACACGCGCAAAACAGTGGTACTGCTGGTCTTGGCGGTGTATTTAGATGGACTGCTATTAGACCCAATAAAGGACAGCGTGTAAATAATAAGGGCATGGATCTTATTTACAAAGCAACTGGACTACCAGCTGAAACATATACTCTACGTGTATATTTAGAATTGCTTAAAGTTGCTACAATTGAAGGGGGAGTTTTCCAAACTTATTTCGCCTAAATTTTTTATTTAATTAAATTTTACTTTCAATAGATAATATATCATAAAAAAAATATATTATATTATATATAATGATAGTAGATAAATCGCATTCAAAAAAAGATATCATTAATTTATTTAGAAGACATGGTATAGTAATAAATAATAATTTAACAAAAGGACAGATAGTAAGTAACATAGATTCATATATAGATAATTTTATATATAATGAAAAAATTAAAAATTTAACTGAATTAAAAGAATATTTAAAAAACCCATCAATAAAACAAAAACCAACACAATTAGAAAAGATAAATTTTATGTTTAAGGCAAAAAGAATAATAAAATGGTATAATAATGATTTTATATTACATGATGGTTTATATAATAGTATGGAAGACCCTTATAATGATGTAATGAGTATATATATGTTTGGCGATTTTCCAACGGTAAGGCGAGCGTGCAGAATGTATAATGCTTCACCATTCTGCAAAAATCATGTAAATCCAGTAATAAGCGATCAAGTAGAAGAAGAGTTATATAATAACAAAATTATTAAACAACAATTTATTTATTCATTAAAGGTAAAACATGATAAGGAGAATCCTTTTATTATAAGATTTGATTAAAGATATCTTTAATATAATGATGTTATATATAACATAAATGTTAAATATTGGTAAATATTACTAACATAAAAAAAGTAAAAAGTATCGCATACGCGAAAACAACAACATAAATAAATGATGTGAAAATCTTGATTATCAAACACTTTTGTAAAATAGCATTAGTAAATATTACTAATATGTATTCTGCACATATTAAAGATATCTTCAAAAAAAATTAAATTAATAAAAAAATATGTATTATAATATATAATATGTATTATTTAAAACTTATACTTGATTATTTAGATTGTAAGAAATATAGAAAATTATATTTAGAAGAAAAAGATAAGAATGAAGAATTACAAGATAAGATAGATGATATAATTAAGACATTAATACATTTAAATTAATTATTTTTTTAATATATACTTCTGCACATATAAAAGATATCTTTATAAAAAATAGATTTATAAAAAATATATATATAAAATTTATTGTATAATAGTTATTAAAATGTAAAATGTTAAAGATATCTTCAATATAATTATTGTTCTTCTTCTTCTTCTTCTTCTGATTCACTGTCACTTACACAATGACCCATTGATCTCATAGTTTCTTTGATGATATTTCTTTGTTTCTTATTTTCTTGCTTGAGTTCATCATTTTCTTTTCTATATGCTTCTAATAGCTTATCTTGTTCTTCATATCTAACACGAGCGTTTTTGCGAATAATTTTTCTTTCATTAATTATATATTTCAAATCTTCATTTTCTTCTTGTTGATCCAATAGATTTTCAATCAATTGTTGTTTCGTCATCGCCATCAATTCTTTCTTCTTCAGTCCTCGTTCAATTTGATACTCATTAGGCATATTGTAGAGAGTAGAGTGTTATTAGTATAAATAGTTTAATAACTCTTATATTTAGTATAATACAAAAAGAAGTTAGACTTTTTCAAATTTTTTGACGATGGGCTTATATACTTCTGCACATATAAAAGATATCTTTAAAAAAATAGATTAATAAAAAATATATATATAAAATTTATTGTATAATAGTTATTAAAATGTAAAATGTAAAAGATATCTTCAATATAATTATTGTTCTTCTACTACATACGCATCACAAACATCATCATATTCAGAGTCAGAAGAGTTATCATCATTAATTACTTCATCAGGGTCACCAAAAGCAAAGGCATAATCATCTAATTTTTTTTTAAGTTTATCATTTTCTTCAGTCAGTATGTTATTTTTTTGCTTTACAACTTCTAGTTCTTCATAATGACTATAGTTTAGTCGTTCAAAATGTTCGCATAGAAATTTTCTAGAAACACATTCACTTATGAATTTCTTATTTTCTTGTTTAAGTTCTTCATTTTCTTCTTGCAACTTCTTAATCTTCATTTCTAGATTTTTGATGTGTGTTATAATATCATCCATACCAGTAATAAGAGACATATTTTACTTTGTTTAGTATAATACAAAAAGTCTATTGACCTTTATTTTATTTACTATAATACAAAAAGTAGTTAGACTTTTTCAAATTTATTGAGGATGGGCTTATATGGTTTCTATAATGAATAGTCCCCTCTTTTCTCCCTCTTTTCTACTCATATCCATATAG